GATTCCTGCATCTGTGGTTGCGCTTCTTTCATCGCCTGGTCGATTGTGGCTTTGGCCTCATCGCCAATAAGCAGGTGATCGGTATTGATTCCTGCATTGGCCATTTTACCAGGATTCCCGGGCGTTTCAGGATTTACTGGCATTCCCGGTGCAACTGGTGGTTTTGGTGGCACCGGTGGCTTTCCTGCTCCACCTACGGATGAATGAGTTCCATCCTGGACGGACGCTATGATTTCCTCGGGAGATTTAGCTTTCAATGATGAACTTTTGACCGTCCATAGCTCTCCGTTGTTCATTTTTTCTTCGTCTGTGAAGTTTCGGGTTGTTATTGGTAGTTGATCCTTGGATTGAACCTCTACCACTTTCCATCCTCCTTTTTCTCTCACTACACCAGTTTTACCTGGCTTTCCACCCCCTTGGGCGGCTGCGTACATTTCGGCCGTCTGTTTGTCTGGCCATAAATATGTTGATTCTCCCTTGAATCCGTTTTTTGTAATACTATCGATATTTGATTCGGGTGTGGCGTGAAAATACGTATATGGATATTCCCCTGCATTTTTATTTCCTCCTGATTCAGCTTTATTTATTTTTTCCTGGACTGCGGCCATAATTTCCTCAGCAGTTTTGGCTCCGCCGCTTTTTGCTGCCATTCCGTTTTCAGGGACGAGCACTTCGGGATTTATGACTGTTATTTCCGCCTCGCCTCCGAGTCTTCCCCACTTTGATGTATTACTTCGGTCTATAGCGTCAAATCCATGCTGTTTTGCATAGTTGTATAGTTCTATGTCGGGATTTTTTGTCCACGCTTCGCTTCCGCGTGCCATGCTTTCAAATTCAGGGGGCAATTCTCTCAGTACCTTGGCTTGAGGAGACAATGAAAATGCCTCGACTTTTCTGCCTGGAATATCTGCGTATGTTTTGGCTATGTTTGGGTCTTTTGTGAAAGAAACTCCAGCACCCTCCTTGCCCACCATTTTTTTGTTAAATCCGCCGTCCAATGAGGTGTATATCTTTTCTCCCCCACTGACGTCCTTTACTGACAGCCCAACTGGTGTTCCCTCTGTTTTTTGTAATAAATTGGCAGTTACCCCTTGTGGTGTGTATGGTATTTTTGTTTCAACTACGCTTTTTTGTGCTTTATTCCATAAATCCATCGCTATTTTGTTCGTGTCTTCGACGGAATTATATCCTGCAAATTTTCCAACTTTTTCAGCCATTTTAGCCTGCAATTCGGCGAGTGTCGTTTCCTCCCCATTGATCACAGCTTTCACAACTTTGTTCATTTCCGGCTTTAATTTGTCTTTTACAAACCCAACCACTCCGCTGGCTTCGCGTCCAGCGTAAGGTGTGGCAAATCCCAGCACTTTACCGCCAGCATACCCTCCGAGGGCTGCGAGTCCTGATTGTACGATGTCTTCAGTAATTGGTTTGTCTTGATTGTCGATGAGTGATTGTAGTCCAGTAAAGGCTCCCGTCAGTCTGCCCATTGTCTTTGATGATTCGACAGCTATTTTTTTGAGTGCTTGTTTTTGCAATTCTTGGCCAAATTTTCCAGCCATAACCTGTGCCAGTGCTTTGCCCTCGAATATTGTCTTGGCTTTTCCGCCGGTCCAGGCGTTCAGAATTGGCATAATTGTTTGGGCTGCGTCTGCGAGGAATTCTTGCGGACTTGCGCCGGATGCCAAATCAGAGCCGAGTTTAAATGCTCCACTTTTGAAATTCTTTTTTTCGATTGGGTTTTTATATGCTAAGTCGGCCACTCCCTGTACGAGGTCGTTGGTTGGGCGGACAATACCCTCGGATCCGACTGCGTTCACAAATCCTGCGCCCATGTTGTACAATCCTTTGTCCACGTTTGTTTTCGGCGCTTCCATAAACGTTGGAGCGTAGGTGGCGTATGGCAAAAGGTCTTTTTTTCCAGTGGCTCGATCTAACCCACCTTGTCCAATAGTTTCGGCCATGCGTATTGGCGCCTTGATTCCGTATTTTATTCCAGCGTCTCCAATCGCGCCCGCAGTATTTTGTACGGCGTTATTGGCGGATTTAGCAAAACCCAAGGCAGGCTGAATGACGCGCTTTTTCAGCTCGTCTTCAGTTTGCCCCCATAATTTAGGGACTTTAGTCTTGAGAAAACTCTTTATATTGTTTCCAATGCCGAGGACATTGTTTAGCAAATCCATAGCGTTTATGCCTCTCTATTAGGCGTAAATCGCTGATAATAGGGAGTCTGATTTAGTTTTATCAAGAGGGTTTACACCAACAGCGCCCATGGTGTTATCAGCCATTGCTGTGCCTTGGTTTGTTCCCGAGTTCAGCCCAGACATTGCCTGTTCAGCTTCGCTAGATGAAATTTCTCCACTAGAAAGTGCTGCCTGTACTTCTTCAGCAGTTTTGTATGATTTTGTTTTTTGGTACTGCCCAACTTTTCCATCGATACTCTCTGAATTCTGTGCCAAGGCAGTATATCCGGCAGCGATAAGTTTTTGATTTGTATCTCCCTCGAGGGTTGCAATTCCGGATGCTGTTTGTTTATTTTCGTCAGCAGCATTGACAATAAAGTCGTCCAGGATGCTAGCGTTGGCCGCCATTGTCTGCTCAGCTTGCAGTTTCAATCCTGCTGCCCATGAAGTGATGGATGCAGTGTCGCGCGCAAGTTGAGTTTCGGCTGCGGCGTAGGCGTCTTCTTTTTCATTTCCGCCCAGCATCAGATTGTTGTCAATCGCGGTGATTTGGTCTTTATAGTCAAGCGCAGCTTTGTCCAGTTTTCCTTTCGTTTCGCGTTCGATTGAGGTGTTGGTGTCAAGCGCTTTTTGTTTCAAGTTTGCTACAGCCGTTCCAATCAATGCTAAAGCGTCGGCTTCGTTTTTGGAAACGCTTCCGAGGTCTTTGCCCATCAGGTTGTTCAATTTGAGTTGAGCTTCCTGTGATCGGGATGATTGTCCCATTCCTGATCCGCGCATGATTTTTTCCTGCTGTGTTTGCAGGTCACGGTATGTGGAAAGTATTTCTTGTTTGGCTGCGTCGTATTTTTCTTGAGTCTGCTTGTCCTGGGTTTCGTAGTTTTGCAGTCCCTGATTGGTGTTGGTGGCCACCTGGTCCAACAAATCCTGCTTATTTGAACCAAGAGTCTCAATAATCCAATCATATTGCCCTTTTGCGGATACTTTCGCATCCTTGGCAATGTCAACTTTCGCATTGTAAGCACGTTTCGCAGCCTGTCTTGCTTCCTCGGCAGCTTTTTCTGCTGCGTCTTGCTGGTCATTGGCTGCTTTATCGATTGAGCTGTTTTTGCTCGATCCGCCTGAAGATGAGCGTCCGCCACCTGTGCCGGACCCACCGCCTGAATTAACAACGCTTCCGCCACCATTATCAGGTGCTGGCTGTCCACCCTCCTCTGGTCCAACTGCTTGGGCTGAGGGGGGTCTAATTGCATCGCCTAAAAATCCACCAGCAGTGTCTATGGCTTTTTTTGTTCGGTCAATAACATATCCTGGACCGTTGTTTACGATGTTTTTAATTCCTTGGCCTGGTGTGAAAACACCATTTTTACCGAAAATTTTTGTTGAGAGGCTTTCCCCCTCGCGTCCTAGGATTGGCATATGATTTGACTTTAATTATTTATTATGTTATAGTTGCGCTATGAAAATTATACTTGTCTTATTAAACGTAATAGCTTTTTGGGTAGCAACTGAGTTTATTTATATTAACTCAGACACTTTTGCTATGGTTGTTATTTGGGGGTTATTTAGCTTGGCTCTTCTTTTTGCCAATTCTGTCATTTTTGGCCTTTATCTTGCTATCAAAAAACTCTTTGCCTAATAAAATACCCATTGCGGAGTCCCATCAAAATGGGGCTCCTTTCTGGCGTATTCTATTATTCAGCGTGTGATCGCATGTGGATTTCCAAGCCTTTGTCGGTTTGGAATGTTTTTCCACACTTTGGGCACGGTACTGACAGTCCGTTCACTACCTCTTTTTTGGTGTTAATCATCAAGGCTGCTTCTTGTCCCATCCTCGCAGCTCCTTTTTCGGAAGCGCTGACAAACATGGCACCATAATAGGGATGCTCGTGAAGAGCCGCTATCACAGTTTCGTCTGCGGTCTCAAAGAGGCCGTTTTTGAATTCTGCCACAAATCCTACAGGGAATTTCCCGTAAAGCGATGACGCTACGAGTGATCCCATCACTTCCTTTTTGGTCTGCGGGTCAAGGACTAGTCGGAGTTCCTTGAATTTTAATGATACGAATTGTTCTTTTTTTGCCATATGGGTGATTTACAATTTTTTAATTATTTCTTATTGCTTATGCGTTATCAAAATTTTCAAATGCTCTTACAGCATCATTGTAGTTTTTGATTGCTTGCGCTACCGCGACAGTTGCTCCCGCAGTGGTCACCGCGTAGGCTGCTTTGATAGCGTCTTTTGCTGAATTGTCGGCGACTATAGCGTCAGCTAAATCAGTGGCTAGTCCGGCGATTACCTCAGGGTCATCACTGGTAGTTTCTAATTGTGCTCGTCTGGCTGCGACGACATCTGCTGCGGTCAGGATTTGAGCGTCTACAGCTGCGGTCAACGCAATCTGTGAGTCTTCCTCGGCTGTGATTGCGTCGGCTAGTGCAGATTCGGCTGTTGCGATATCGGCTTTGATGGCCACAACAGACACGGCAGAAGCCGCAAGGTGCTCCACCAAAGTGGCAGCGAGGGCTTCTTTTGCTGCGAGTTGTGCTGCCTCATCCGCGAGGATCCTTTCTGTTCGTTGTTGTGCCATATTTTTGGTTTGTTATGCTGATTATTCCTGCTCTCGAAGCTTGCGGGCGTTGCGCGGGTGGATGAATTCCACTGGCGCTTTAACAGCCTCTTCAACCGGAGAAGCCTCTTCAGCTTCCTTAGCTGCTTTTTCAGCTTCCTTGGCGGCCTTTTTTGCTGCCTTGGCCTCTGCTTTTTCTGCTTCCTCTTCAGGAGTCAATACTTTTTTAGTCATATTGATTTTTTTTGTTAATTAAAGCCTAAAGGGCTAGGGAGCCGAAGCCCCCTAGCCTATTGGGTTTAGCTGAACGAAGTTACGTTGTATAACAGTCCGCATTTCTTTTCTTGAGAGAACTCAAGTCCGCATTCTGTTAGGTACTCGTCTTCCTGACCATCAGCATCGTTGGCTTGAATGTTGGTCTTCAGTTTTGTGTCTGAATCCGCGATGTAGCGGTAAGCCAAGCAGTCAATATCGATAAGATATGCGTATCCGGAGTACAAGGTCACTTCCGTGAACAAGTTCATGTTTACGATATTTACCGTTCCGAATGGAGTCACATATTTCACAATGCTCACTCCATATGACTTGTCGTCATTCGATGTGGTCAGTTTTCCTTTTGACCAGAAACTGATTGCCGATACCACGATTGGAGAGGCGAACAACCATTTTGTCTTGGATCCATAGCGGAATCCAGTTCGGAGAAATCCGTCGAATTCTGCTTCAGTCAATCCACCACCTGCATCCGTTGCGTTTGTGCTGATGAAGTAATCAATACCACCAGTTGCGCGACGAGGGGTTGCACCTGTCAAATCTTCTTTCGGCTCACCGAACCAAAATGCGCGCTCGATTTCCTTTTGGTGTTCAATCAACTGCATCATTCTCTGATGAGCCAAGTCGTTTTTGCCGTTCGTGTCAGACTTGTCAGCTGTTCGAGAAATACCGAATGGAGTTCGGAAGATTTGAGTGTAGTTGGTTTTCTTCGCGATGTCTCCAATCTTCATGTCTCTCTTATTTGCATGTTCAGCATTTGCGTTTCCAACAATCAACAATACGGAGTCATCCGGAATGTTGGCTGTCAAAGTCACACCCCATGCGCGGGTCACTGTCAACGTGTGAGTTGCAGTTGTGACTACAGTTACCAGCATTTGCTCGCCAGTTGCCACTACTTTGACAACGTCTCCAGCTCTGAACGGAGTTTCGTCATCTACAACGAGGTCAGTTTCGCCAGCGTTGTATGCTGCATGGTTGATTTGTCCAACTTTCACGAGGGACGCTTCTTCCATCCAATTAAATTCAGGGTTTATCGCTACCCTTTTGTCCATTTTCTTTGTTAAAAGAGTCAATGGAGCGGAGTCCGGTTCAAGGACGTCGATTTTCTTGGCAACATCGACAACTCGTCGTATTGCATCAAGATTTTTGGTTGACCTAATTGATGTAATCATTGTTTTGTATTTTGAAAATTAAGGGTTTGCTCAATTTTCGTTTCTTTTCTACAGCTCCCCGAGTCTTCCTTTTCGGGCTTTATAGCTTCCAATAATGGAATCTACTTCATCTGCTGGACCACCTGATGGCAATCCTGCACCCCGATCTGAAAGCGGCGCAGCACCGACTTTGTTTTCTCTCTGGACCCCCGCTTGTCTGTCTGCTTCCTCAGCGATCGATTTTCCCCAGCTGAGGAAATTCTTCATTGAGCTCCGAAGACTGATAAACGATCCAGTCTGCTTTTCTGCCATCACGTGTTTCGCAAAAGCGTCACGGAATGGGTTTTCTTGCCCTGGGACGACTCGCAATCTAGGTATGTCGTTCTCGATATCGCGAAGTTCGGTCACGCGCTCTTCACGCTCTCGCATGATAGGCATAATCCGCTCCACGAGCTCGGTCTCCGACGGGAGATTGGGTTCGTTTTTAGGAGCTATTTGGGACATAAGCTTTATCAGCTCACGGCCCAGGTCTCGTCCGTTTTCTACCTTGTCCCATTCTACTTTGTCGAGCAGAGCCTCTGGATCAAGAGGGTTGCCTGTCGACTGTGGGGGGTTTTGACGGTTATCTATTCCTGTCCTTAGTCTTTCTTGGGTGGCGATTTCCTGTCGTGTACGCGTGAATTCCATCTGTCGCACTTCATAGGCTTCTTCAAGCTTTTCAATCGTTGGGTATCGGTTAGGATTCCCGCCGAGGTTTATGAATGCGTTTTTCAAGTCCTCTTCGGTCTTGAATTTTCCTGCGTAGTACACTGGTTGCTGTCCGGGTTGTGTTGGCTGTTGTCCAGCTGGCATTTTCTCGGGTTCAACTACTTGAGCGCCGTTTGGTTGTGCCGGTTGAGCAGGTTGCTCTCCCGCTGGTTGTGCTGGCTGTGCGCCGGCATTTTCCTCTTCTTCTTGCTGGCCACCTTGGCCACCATTTTCCTCTTCTTGGGCTCCCTCTTCCTCTTCGTCAAAGGCTTCGGGTGTGAACAATGATTTCTCGACTCCTGGGATTATTCCTGGTTGGTCGAATGTTTCTTTTTCTTCTGGCATACTTTTTTTTGTTAGGTATCCACTTTCGTGGGCTAATTATGTTTTAATTATAACACTATTTGAAAAATGCACAATATCGCCATCTGTCAAGGGGTCTCATTTACCGCTTGCCCCTTGAAATATAGCACACCGTTTTCCACTTTGTAGTCCATGAGGTGCTTAGCTTCGAGGATTCCGCCGTGTTTGAATTGGCACGATGTACAAGTCACTTCACGTTTGAGTGGATCCACTACGAAGTAGTGTTTGGCGCCTTTTCCTAGGTTGTGTTCCTTAATTTCGATGTGTTCTACTTGGCCGTCCCACATATCGGACGCTATTTCCTCTTCCAGCATTTCGAAAAGGTCGAGCTCGACGTCAGGTGCCTTACTCTCTTCCTTGACGCTTAGCTCGCGTGGCCGCGATTTGGTCTCCTTTTTGGATTGATACTTCGACATATGTTTTTATCTTATTGTAAGCCCTATTTTCGAACAAAAGCATCAGATATTTGGCAAAAGCGCCAAAAAGCGACACTATCGTCCATCCTCGGATTGTTGCCACCTCCCTTTCCATCATTGCATGCGTTCCGAGCCTATTATTTTCCATAAACTCGAGGACATGCTTCCAGCCAGGATTCCCCGCCATGGCTTTCAGTTCTTGCCCTATTTTAATCGCCCGAGCCTGTTCAGCTGGCGACGGCTGGTTGCGGTCCAGCATTTGCCGGTACAGCGTTCGTGTTTTGTTGAGCATTTGGTTGTTGATTATTATTTAATCCTCCCGCTTGCGATTCAGCGATGGCTGCGGCAAGTTCAGGTGGTATTTGTTCGGTTGGTGCTGGTGCTGGGGCTCCTGGTATTGGCTGTCCCGTTGCTGGGTCGACTGCCGGTGCTCCGCCTGCCACAGCGACTGGTGCTGGTGCGCGCTGGATAATCTTTTCCGGATTTTTCTCTCCAAGAGCGAGAAGCATTCGTTTGGCAACATAATCCTTGGCTTCTTGTGATAGGTTGTCGAATGGTGCTTTTCCTGTAGCAATCAGGTCGCTGATCACTTTCCATTTACGAAGCTCTTTGTCGAGGTTGGTTGATTCGGTCGATCCTGTGTCCGCGATGAAGTTCACGTTTCCTCGTATCATTCGGATTGCGTTTGGATCGGCGACCAGTGGGCCGTCGTCAGTATTGAGGGTTTGTTTGGTGTCGAAGAACATTCGGTTTCGTTGGACATACATCGTACCTATCGCCTTGAGTCCGATTTGCTCGAAAAGGTTGAGTTTTAATTGGAATCGGGCGTTGGCTGCGGCTTGCATGTCGGCGATGCCTTGCGCGGTGTCGGTGTTGCCTGGGTCATTCTGTCCGGTCACATAATCAGTCACTCCTGTCGTGTTTTGCAGGATTTTCTCCCACTCTTGATATTCGCGGTATGCACTGGCGTTCGGAGTTTTTCCCTCCACTGCTTGCAGGCCTGTGAGGTCATTCATTTGAATCACGGCGCCTGGCTCAGGTATGAATTCCTCGCCGTCAATCAGCGTGGTTGGGTCGAGTTTCCACATATCCAGCAAGTCCTTGAATACGCGGTCATTTCGCATATTGGTCTGATCGCTTTGTGCATCTTCGATTTTCTTGATTGGGTCAATTTCTCCCCAAGCGAAGAGCTGGCATGGCACTGGGATGTCTTTGCATAAAAATAGGCCTATCTTGCCGTCTCCATTCGGATTATCGCCTGTGCGTATTGTTACTTGTTCGTTGATAATGATGCTGAATTTGTATTTTTCTTTCATGAACCACACCTTGTACAATGGCTCGCCATTCTCGCGGGATGTAAAGTCTGAGCCGCCAAAAATAGCGGCCACTTCGTCGTCGTAGTTCATATCAGCCTTGCTCGGCTGTTCGCCCCATTCTTTCATGTCGTCTAATTTTTCGACATTTTGGTATTTATTTGGATTCATGTCCACGAATGTTTTGATTTCGTCTTTGGTCATAAATTCCTCGACGATCACCCACCCTAAGTCAGACACGCGCTTGCGCTTCGGGTCCGGGAAGACATGAAAAATTGAGCGGTGGTGGAATACTGGCGCGTCAATTACGACTTTCTTTGTTTTTACGAGTTTCCAGTCAGGTTCTACCCCATATTCCTGTAGCGATTTCAGATTGTCCCAGCTCGGCTCGGTTCCCATTTGGATGCTGTATGGCTGGTGTTCAAGCACTTCGGCCTCTTCAAAAACCCACGGCACTTCGCCCCAAGCGTTTCCAGTGATGAATAGCTCTTTGAGGAATGAAATCATGCGGGCAAATATCGGGTCATCCACTAGGTGTGGATGTTGCAGTTGGTATTTTATGAGCTCTTTGAGTTGCATTTCGGCGCTCTCGTCGTTTTCCTCTTCGGTTGTGATCGTAAAGCTTGGCAAACGTGAAAACATGCGCGGGACGATTGTCTCCACGATTTGATATGAGATTGGGATTGTTAGCGTTGAATAAAAAGGGTATGAATCAGGGTCTTGCTCGAGTGCCTCGTCGATTATGCGGAGGAAGTAATGCTTATAATTGTCCAGAAAGCGGTCAAAATATGGTTTGCAGTATTCTTTTGACAAGGTGTATCGTTTGCGGGCTTGTTCGGCCACCTTGTCTTTTTCAGGTGCTGAATTAGCGTCCTTTTCTTCTTCAGGCGCCTCTATTTCTTTTTCGGGTGATAATGCTTTTTCAAGGTCAATTTTCTCTGCCTCGAGTGAATTTTTAGCCATATTTTATTTTAGCTTACTGAATTAGCAAGCAATTTTACTTTTCGATAAATGCGTTGACTGTGAATGCTCCAGTTGGAGTCGCCCCATCAGTCACATCGATGGCTGCTTTAATTTCAGCAAAGCCAAAATGTTCGAGGTCAATCGCCATGATGTCTCGTCCAGCCGCGTTTCTAGTTTTGGATGCCACGCGAGTGATTGTTTGAGCGTTGGTGTTGGCCACATTGTCCACCATTGGAATGGCTACATGCGTGCCACCCTCTTCCATTGATCCAGTTATAGTCAAAACAGCGGATCTGTTCAAAACAGTACCACTTTCAATAAATTCAATAATAATCTTTTTCGCTCCGGATACTACAATGGCGCCGGATGTCGTGTCGACAGCTTTGGCGTCGATAACTACCTCTTTTTTTCTTGAATACATAGTGGTGCTTGTTAAAAGTTATTTATTATGTCTTTATTTTAACACATTTTTTATATTGCAACAATTTAGCGACGCCAGCGTCCACCTGTCTTGCCATTGGTGGTGCGGGACTTTCTAAATTCGCGGTATTTCTTGGCGCTATTCACGGCCTTGCTCGATGTTTTCTTAATGTTGGTGGCCGGATTGAGTTTGAGCACATAGTACGCGCCCATCAGAGAAATTACGCGGTCGTCGAAGTTGCCCTCGCTCGCTCCCATCGATCCGTCGTGCTTGCGGATGTAGGTTATCATTTCGTCGATGGTTTCGATTTCGGGGATGTCAGCCTGTTCGGTGCGGATTAGATTTTGCATGTAGCCCACGAGCAAGGATTTGGTTTTGGTGTCTGTCCACCACCCATATTCGTCGGTCACGCTTTTATCCTCTTTGTTGAGCCGTTCGCGCATATAAATTGCCGGATATTCAAGCTCCACGAGTCTGTCGACCGTGCTTTGCCCCATGTTATTGGCTTCGGGCGCCACAAGTGCTTTGTTGAAAAAATGGCCGAGCTTGTTTAGCTCCGATCCGAATTGATTGGCGCGTATACGGGCGTGAAATGTTCCGGCGAGCTTCCAAGTCCTGCGGTTGAGCACGTGGGCGCTGCAGAAGTCCGAAAATTGCCCCACATCGCCGAATATGATGTATTGGTCGCCCAGCGACGGCATTTCCCACAGTTTAAGATATCCCTTTGGCGTCTCGTCCAGTTTGGCGTATGGTGGCAATCCCTCGAGGTTGCCCTGCCATATTGGTTTCCGGCATTTCTCGCGGTATAGTCCGAGGTTGGTTGCCGGGAAGACTGGGTTTCCGGAGAAAAGGAACGCCTCTTTGTCATTGGACGGGAATTCCTGCTTGAACATTTCCTCCGGTGTAAATCCGTGCTCACTGTTCAGCGTTCCGATCTGTTTGCGCCTCCATGCAAGCTTTTCGGCGTTGACTTTGTCAGGATATTGGCGGAGCAGTGATAGTTCCTCGTCATCGTAGTTGTCGATGGTTGCGCCCTCTATTTTGTATTCGCGGTGGTCAAACCACGGGAAAAAATGCGCGGTGAAGTCTGATTGACCCTCTTTGGCGCGTTGGTATTCTGTTTGGTGGAAGTTTCCGATTCCGTTGGCTGTGGTTTCCTTTACGATCCAAGTGTGCGGGTCATTTAATGGCACGGCGCGCATGATACCTGTCGCAATTGAGCCGGAGTTTGGCCAGCGGGAGACTTCGGAAAGGTGGGCATAATGGATTGTGTCTCCGCGTCCGAATGCCACAGCTCCAGCGGTTCCGATGTAGAAGTGCGAGTTCATCACGCCATTGACTAGGTTTTTCTTGGCGTCGGTGGTTGGTTTATAGTATGGTTTCAGCCAGTCCGGCAAATGATTCAGAAAAAAGTCCACCTTTTCGAAGAGGCGCTTTGTGGCTTCGGATTCGTGGGAAATACACACGCACCAAGCGTTCGGAATCAGTAGGAATTTGACCGTCATGATTGCGAGAATCATCGTGCTCATTCCAATCTGCCCAGGCTTCAGGAGGTCGTCGCGAGTGGTGCGCTCTTCGTAGAATGCGTTTTGGATGTCGTTGAAAATAAAGGGCACGACCTCCTTGTTTTTGTTGATCACCATAAAAGCGGCCTCGACTATGAATCGCGGGTCGTCGTGCGCTAATTGCTGGAGTTCCTCCAGTGTTTTTGGAATTACAAGCATAGTTTTCGTATGATTGCCTCAACCACGTTGGTCACAACGCCGTTGCCGCACATTTTATATCGCTGGGTGTCGCTCATTGTTCCATTGATGCCCTCGGCTGTCCATAAATCAGGTAAGCCCATCAGCCTTTCGCACTCTTTGGGTGTGAGTCGTCTGATTTTTGCCCCGTCATATACTCCCGAGACTTCCGCTTTCCTGTGGCTATATCCCTTATTATAGCGCGCTTGGAGCGTTCGCGCATTATCTGTCAGTTTGAATTCCTGCGTGCTCATATCGCAAAACGACACGACGTGGTTATTGTCCTGGAATGATTTGCCTGTGACTGTCGGGCATATTTCGTGGTCTCCGCCGTTATTTTTTCCGCGTGCCCGTTGGCGTATGGCATATAGCCCCGTTCGCGCTCCTTGGCCACCTCCGAGTGCCTTTTGGCTCTTCGCTATTCCGCTTGGATCGTAGATTCGTTGGGCGTCACTAACTCCCTGCGTGATTTCTCTAAGATGCGATCCGTTGCTATCTCGGAAAGGAAATATTTGGCGTCCACCGAATCCTCCAAGATGTCCGACAATGTACACGCGTTCTCGGTTTTGCGGGACTCCGAAATCCTTTGCGTTAAGCACTTGCCATTCGACAGCATACCCCAATTCTGCAAGCGTGGCGACGATGGTTTTGAAAGTTCGTCCTCCGTCATGAGATAGCAACCCTTTGACGTTTTCAAGTAGCACGAGTCTTGGGTGTTTGCGCTTGAGAATCCGAGCGACTTCAAAGAATAAAGTTCCGCGGGTGTCTTCAAATCCCCCACGCTTTCCAGCAATGCTAAAAGCTTGGCAAGGAAATCCTCCCACGAGCAGGTCGATGTCGGGGATGTCGTAGGCGCGGATGAGTTTGATGTCTCCATAGTTTTTGTGATTAAAATGTTTTTGATAAACTTCGGCGGCGTACTTGTCGATTTCGGAAAAGCCAACACATAGTGGTCTTTCGTCAGGGATGTTTGGAGCGCATTCACGATCTTGTCTTTCCTTGGTACTAATATTTTCCCTCTGCGCGGGCTGTAGTCCCTGCCCTTTGTCTCCCGCCTGATTCGTTTGGCTTCGCTCGATCTGACTTCCGTCAGCATTACGTATTCCATAGGCTTTTTCTATGCCGAGCTCGAACCCGCCGATGCCCGAGAATGTTGAAAAATATCGCATATTAGTATAAATCCTCGCTGAATAACCTCTCGTCATCGCAGTAGCCCTCGGGGCCGACTGATTTGATTCCGGCTGAGAGTTGGAGCTTTAAGGCTTCCTCTCTGCCCACGAAGCGATTCTTTGATGTTATAAATCCCTCTGCACTCAATTCTTGACTTGGCGCCAAGTGTCGCGTCTGAATGGCTGTGTAGCAGTCGCCGTGCCTATGTCCACGGAATATTTTGCCCGTGTTTGTTTGGACGGCTGAGCATATTATGATTTCTTTTTGCATAAAACTGTGGATAACTTGTTAATATGTGGATAAGTCTTGCGGGGGGCGGCTAGATCTGTCCGCCCTGCTCATTATTCGGACCCGCAAGTGCTTATTTTCCTAGACACTGGTCCGTTGCCCCTGCGACCATGTCTTTTGTTATTTTAGCATGCTCTTCGATAATCTCATCGGCCTCGTCTCTCGGAAGCCAGTCAAGGCTTGCGTATCGTTGTCGGCGCTTCAGTGTTGTGATTGCGAGGTCTTCGAGTGCCAGTCTCAGGCTCATCCGGTCGTTGTCCCAGTCGGTTGATGTTGTGACTGATCGGATGGCGTCGTCTCCACAATCCCACGAGTTTTCCCCTTTGCCTGGTATTGGGATGCCTCTGCCCTCGATGTTCACGGTTATGGAGTCGCTTTGTTTTGCCACAAACCACCTCGGGAATCGCCACGACTGCCGTTTGACCACATAGTCGGCCGGATATCGGTTCTCGGGCATAATAACCTCACACGAGCCCATTGTGAGCGTTTCGTCGCTATATACTGGCTTACCAGTTATGAATTCCCACCAGTCCCAAAAGAGTGCGCTGTGATCGGCTTCATTGAGTGCGTCTATCGTCAGGTATCTGCCGGACACGTGGATTCCGAGGCGTCTGCCGTGTTCATAGCTTTTCACGAGTTTATTGAGCGCGTCGATTGATAGCCCGAGGTATAGCGAGTAGTGCCAGTGCAGGGCGATGCTGATGGTGTTATCTTCGCCAAAAAAACGAATGCCGGCGCCGTATGCGCTGAATCCTGCCCCGAATTCTATGCTGAGGTTGCCCCAGCTGAAATTTACGAATTTTCTTGTTGCTTTCATCGTTGTTTTTTATATAAATCAAATTCCCCTGACCATTTCCATATCTGCCACCGGATGCGGACTATTTCCCACGCCATTCTCTCGTTCGACTCTCCGAGCAAGTGCGTGTCTATTTTTATGAGTGGAATCTGTAAAAATATCCTGATATCGGGCATCCACTTCGCCCATTTTGGTGTCATCATTCGATTGGGAGTCCACGCGCTTTGCGGTCTCGTATGATCGCAAACTGCATATTCTCTATGTTAAATGTATTACCTCCATCGTCTTTGGCTTTGGCTGGTGGTTCGTAAAATCCGGCCATTATCATCAGGTCTTTCCAGTCTTGGAAGCTACCCTTGAGCATCTTAGCCGCTCCGATTTTAACCATTTCGCCGAAGCCCATGCGTTCCGCTTCCAAAAATGAGCCCATGATTCCCTGTAGTTTTTTTAGGTTCCTTGAGCCAATCACGCCGGCGCTGAAGTAGTTGGTGCAGTTGTAGGCTTTCAGCGTGCATTGCGTGGCGTTTCCGTAGTAATCAGGGTTGCTTTTGTCCATGAAAAGTGCCAGCCAGTTCTTGAATTTGGGCGTCAGCTTGGCGTCGAGGGTATCCATCATCACTGCTTCGGCCAATTCCTCGTCTTGCGCCTCTTTCATTGCCAAAATAGTCCGCTCATCTTGCGGGTCCAGTGTCTTTGTGCCTTTAGTTGTGGGTTTTTTCTTGGCCATTTTATTTTGGAATATAATTGTTTGTGTGGTGTATCAAGCAATACCCTGTTTCGCGAAATTGCTCAGGCTAGAGTCCCTTGGATCGAGCGTTACCTTTGTGCTTGATCCTTGGGCACTCGTCCAGCCTTGCGAACCCACTTGTCATACAGTTTCATTGCTATGGTGTCCAATTGGCTCTCACTTACGCGGTTTCCGTGAGTCATTGCTCCCCATATTTGCATTTTGAAGTCCTGCATAAATGACCCGCCGTGCGCGGCTTCGGTCATCAACTGCCCCATAGCTTTGGGGTCTTTTAGCAAATCGTGGAATTTGACTGGTTCCGGCTCTTCCTCTCCGGCTCTGTCGTATGTTTTTTGAAATATGTCGTCTTTGCAGGGGTATTTTTCCCCATTCACTCCGGTTATGATCCAGTCGCCAAGGTTTCCGTGCATCACGCCCTCGAGTGTGGCGATTTTGACGTGGTCTTTGTAAAATTCCACGCTTCCGTCCACTCTGACGAGGTTTTCGCCGAGTGGTCCGCGCATATCACGCAGGAATCCCGCAGTGATTTGGACGGCTTCGATTTCGATTGGTTTTTTTCGGTATTTCATGCCACTTTTATGCCGGTTGTTTTTTCGTACCAGTCCTTGAGGACGAGCATTCTTCCAAAAAGTAGCCGACGAATTATGTTTATGATTGGGTGGCCTTTTATCAGCTCAACTGGCCATCCCTCTTTGTCTAGCAGTAGATATTTTTTCATATTATTCTGCGGGAGTGAATTCCTCCCACTTATCTTCCTTGTTTATAAATTTGGCATACCTTTTTCGTATCACGTCGCAAAATGCTGGGCTGAATTCCATCACGAAAGCTTTGCGGTCGAGTTGTTGTGCGGCTATCACTGTGCTCCCGGACCCGCAGAAAAGGTCGACGACTATTTCATTGATGGCGCTGGAGTTTTTAATGAGCGGTGTCAGGATTGCCACTGGCTTTTGTGTTGGGTGTTGGTAGTGTTGGGTGTCTTTTCTCACGCGGATTGCGGTCGTTTTTCCCATCAGGTCTTTGACGATCTGCACCAGCTTTTCCTTTGGCCACTTTTCTATGTCCATTGCCGTTTCCTGAACTGTGCGGTTGGTGCGGTCGCCGTAGAATGGTGGCCGTTCCTTGCCGAGTCCGCAGTACATAATCGGTTCGTGCATCCAGTGATAGTCGCTATTGCCGATGACCATGTGCTTGACCCATATGATTTGCTGTTTGAGTTTGAATCCGGCTGCTTCGAGGGCGTTTTGGAATTCTTTGTGCGTGCTTGAGGCATAGAAAACATACGCGGGCAGGTTTGCTATCGCGTGTTTGGTTATGTTCGTGAATGCCGCCAGTAGGAACGCATCGAGCTTTTCCCCGCGCAGGTCGTCGTTGGCAATCATTTCGTAGTCTGTGCCGTTCGGGTTGCCGGTGTAGCTGACGCCGTAGGGCGGGTCCGTTACTACCACGGATGCTTTCTTGCCGTCCATGAGTTTGCGAACGTCTTCCGGGTCCGTGGAGTCTCCGCACATAAGTCGGTGCTCTCCAAGCAGATATACTTTTCCTTTTTCACTCACTGGCACGGCTGGCAGTGTGCCGTCAAAGTCATCCTCTTCGGTCTCGCCGTATCGTGCGAGGATTGATTTGAGTCCGGTGCCTTTGCCCATGTCGATTGTGTATCCGCTCAGGTCTATCTCGCCTTGATATTGTTTGAGCAATGCACCGAGGTCGTTTTGTACCCAGCTTGCGAATCGCTCGTTGTGCAAGATAACAAGTTCTAGCGCCTCCGCGTCATCCTTTGGGGTACGGTACTCGACTTTGACCTCAGCCATCCCGAGTTCCGTCATTGCCTCAAAGACGTGGTTGCCTCCCAATATGGTCGCCTTATCGCGTCCGTCTATCAGAAGCGCGCCAATCTGTCCCCAGCGACTGATTTTTCCTTTCAGTTCGCTCTTTTTTTCCTCCGTGATGGCACGGGGGTTTTTTGGGTATGGTATCAGTTCGGCTAGTTTTCTTGTTTCTATTTGCATATTTTTTCTATTAGTCTCTCCAAGTTACTGCTTTTACTGCCCACATCTGTGCTGATTGGGCTTCGGTGATCGCAATTGAAACAAGCCGGTTGGTTTCTGATTGTCCGGGTACTCGCATGTCGTTGAGCTGGTCAATGATTCCGGCGTATGCCTTTTTCACTTTGTCGACCGCTTCGTTGTTGCCTGGGTTAAATGTTAATCCCACTGCTTTTTCGCCGAATGTTAATTCGCGTTGTACTGTGTCTTCTTCCATGGTGTTTTTGGGCTCTTTTGAGCAATTAATGTTTATTACTTTTTTGGTTCCGGCTGTGCGGCTTTTTCTTCCTCGATCATCCCTCCCAAAATCTCGGCCGATGTCTTAGTGGATTCGAGTGCTGCTTGCTTGTTGGCCATGGCGATTGCAATCTTCTTGTGGTGATTCTCAAATGCTGTGACCATTGTTTTTTCGTGTTCGTACTTGGCCTTGCCTTTCATGTTGGCGTTGGCTGCTTTGACGTCTTCGAGCTTCTTCACGAAGATTGGTAGTGTGCGCGTCAGGTTTTCCATTTCGATTGAATTGATGATGAGCGTTTCTTGCGTCGCGTCCATCATTTCCTCCATCAGTTCGAGCTTTGTTTTGATTGCCATATGTATACTTTTATGTGAATTATACCTATTTTATACCTATTCTTTGGCTTTTTTGAGCCGTCTTTTGAGCTGTGCCGGCGTGATTCGATATTTGAGTGCGCCGATGTCGCTTCGGATCGTACCCACTAAGTCTTCCGGGTATCTGATCAGCAATGATATTGCGACGTTGCTGTTGAGCAGTTCTATGAAGTCAAGGATTCTGTCGTCCGGGAATGTCGAGCATGCTCGTTCCGCGTCCGATGCTTCCAAAACTTCACGCAGGAATTGGTCTTTGTGTCTTGCTATAAAAAATTCATAGATTGGGTCTTCGTGTATGTCTCTTGCCATTATTTTTCAAACACAATCGGAAAGCCTTTGAATGTCAAAGTCATCCCGCTTGAGAAATCAACGCGGACTGAATTAAAAAAATTGATTGAGATTAGGGTCACTTTGTGCCGTGATTCTTTTTCTCCCACGATAAGAAATGCACCGATTTCAAATGATGCGACCTCATGCGGTTTGTAGATTGATACTGATTTTACTATCATTTTTTTGTTGTTATTGGTTGATTAGCAGTCTCTTTTCGACCACGAAGAGCTTTTTTCCTCTTTTCTGCATAGCGTTTGTCGAGCCCTTTCAGCCCGATTTGGCGCATATAATCAGAGCCATGCTTTTCAGCTGTAGCCCTGCCTCCTTTACTCCCGAGCAATTTCATTTTTTCCTTTTCAAGTGTATCCATATTTATATTCTAGCAAGCACTAGCGGGCGTGTCAAGGTCCTGAATGATTTCTATTTCCACGCGTGGGTTTTCTTTGTCTATGCCGCCCGAATATGCGTGGCTGGCGCGGATGTAATTGTCGTTGTCGTCCGGAATGCATCCGTGTTGCACCATTGCGTCGCAAAAAAACTTTTCCACGATTGATATCACGTTGGATCGGTCGCTGGTTCGGTTCTGCGCTTTGTAGTATGTAAATTTCAGCTCTATCGGGCACGTGAATTTAATTCCGGCGAGCTGGTCTTCCATTGCCTGTGAGTATTGGACTTTCACGTCGTTGGCAGTGAAGTGTTTCCAATTCCGGAATGCGTTCAGGTTCAGGGCGCACTTTTTATCCTCTTTGGTTTTGCGTGGCAGGCAAATCATCACTGGGCTTTTTATGATTGTCTTTTCGTAGTCGTCCCAGCCGAGTCCAGCCCTGTGGGCGCGGAGGTTGTCCCACATTGCCTCGATGAGCTTACCCACCCATTCTGCCTGCTTTTCCTCTTCCTCGCTCGGCACGCTTTCAAATTGTGCCTTTGGCATGCGCGCTACAATTTTGCGTGCCATGTCGATGTGTTTTTGTGTTATTTTGGCCATAATGTTTTTAAACTCATTTAAACTAGACGTGGTTGATTCTTAAATGTCTCCCTTTCTTGGAAAAGTCGCACGACCAGCGTCTCCAAAAACTCCATTTCTTTGATTTGGCGCTTCCGGTTGCTGATGTCGTGGTGGTTGCCCCAGTCCTGCGGATCCACGCGGTGGAACCGTTCCTTTTGTATGATTTTTTTAGCGATGTCTATTTGTCGCTGTGATATTTCTCGAGCCATTTTATTGTAGTGCCAGTACAGCTTCTCGAAAACTCGAGCCGTTGATTTGGCGATATATTTTGATTGTGTCCCCGGACTCTCCGCAAACATAGCAGTGCGCGTAGTTTTTTCGGATGTCCATATTAAAATCTTCGCCTTGGTGGAATACGCACTTGCATCTTCCGTTGTTGCCCTTTTCCAGTAGGTTTTCTATTGGAAATTCGCGCGCCCTTTCAATCATGTCGTCCGTTATCAGCTCCTTTTTTTCCTCTTCCGTGATTCGTCCGCTCGCCAGTTTTAGCGCTGCCTCATAGCCCTTTATGCGCTTGTCCAGCCTGGTGGCGTCGTTTTGTATGGCTTCCAATGTTTCTCTCGGCGCCCTCGCCCTCGACCACCACACGAATTTGTCTCTGAGTGTCTGCCAATTTCTCTGCGCCCTCGCTAGTTGAGTGTTGAGGTATCGGCACCTTGCACGCTTTTGGAATTTTACCAGTTCAGGCTCCGACGCGATCCACGCTTCTATTTCCTTTTTGGTTTTTCGCTCTTCGGTATGTCTCTCTTTTTCCGCAACCTTGCAGACTGTCAACCACTCGTCGTGGAGCATTTCTGCCTCCGCTTGTTCGTGCTCCGGTAAGTCCCAAATCCAGCCCCCTTTTACGGCTAGAAATTTACCGCACCCCATTCGCGTCTTTTTGTCAAACTCTGGGTGCATTGTGTGAAATAGTTTTTTGAGTGTTATCATAAGTTTTGGCTTATCTTCGTTTTGGTGTCCATCCGTGGCCATCCTGGTGTCCATCCGGTGTCCAACCTACTTTTGGCTTATTTGAGCCTTTTGTCCAGCGTGGCCATCCTTTTTGCATTTTTTCCTACTAACCTCCCGTGTATACCCCCGTCTTCTATCTACTTTATAACTCTTTTAAGATTTAGGTAGGACAGGTAGGACACAATGGACACTAGGCTTGTTTGTGCTATAAAAGGTGTCCAACCTCTTTTTTTTGTGTCCAGCCTAGGTAGGACGCCTTATTTTAAAAACCAGCGCCAATTTCTACTCTCCTTAGGTCCTGATTTTCGCTTTTCAAATCCCATCTGTCGAAGCGCCAGACCAATCTGCATTTCCTCTGATTTTCGCATCTTTGCCTTGTCACCTATCAGGGCATATGACCATACTTCCGAGATTGATATTCCCTCCGCTAGGTCGCGTGCTTGAGTGCCTCCAATGAATGGGTTTTTGAGCCACTTGCTGATATCTTCTTCATATGGGCTTCGCACCATTTTATCCATCTGATATTCTTCTGCTTCGCTTGGATATTCATACACGCTTTCCTTGAGCACCTCCACTCGGTGCAGTGCCTCGGCGAACATCTGATCGCGGTTGTTCCGAATCCACTCCAAGTCCACGCGTTCGCGCACCACCTCAACTGGGAAGAAGCGGCGGTTGCCGGATTCATCCTTGAGGTATTCGTCTTGGTTGGTAGTCATGGCGAATATGCACCTGCGCGGCACGTCTTTCATAATCCGGCCGTATGGTGCGCGGTAGGTGTCCACTCGGGTGCTGATCATCGCTTTCATGTTTTTGGTTTCAGTGCGACTCATTGTTTCGCCCTCCGAAAATTCCACAATCAGCTTGCCTTTGAATTGCAGGAAGAAGTCTTTGTTGTCAGCTTTCATGGTGGTCTCCAAGTGCCAGTTGCCTGCGATCAGTGAGAGGCTGGTGGATTTTCCGCATCCCTGCTTGCCCTCCAAAATCATGACCGTGTCGAATTTGCATCCTGGCTTTATGATTCGCTTGACCATTCCTTTGAAAAAATTGGCGCCGACTGCTTTGTGGTAGGCGTTGTTTTCCACCCCATAAACCTGATGTAGCCAAGAGTCAAGGCGACCCTTTCCATCCCATTTGATTTTCTTCACGTAGTCGGCTGCTCGATCGTAGCTGTTGGCCCTGCATGCGTCTTGGATGGCATCAATGACCATTTCCTTGCTGACCATGCGAAATTGTGGGTACATTGCTGATATTTTTCTTTGGATGGGCACGAAGTCGGAGTCATCAAGCTCCAGCCACTTTTTTCCGTGCTGGATTTCTTGTTTTTGGATCCATTCGTCGAATCTGAATCTACCTTTGAAATCCGGATGCGCCTGCAGGATCCTGAACACATTTTCTGTGCACCGATTGTATGTCTTCGAGCCGGTGCTACTCGTCGTGGATAGCAAGTCCATTTTCTCGAGCGGATATTGTTTTATCTCCGCTTGGACGTCGCCTCCACGCTTGTCAAAGACATTTTCCTGTTTGTTTTCTGTCATAATGATTATTTTTTTAAGAGTCATATACAAAGCAGCCAGCACACACGCTAATGCTCTGCTGGCTGCTTCAGAATACGACCATTAATTTTTTAGCGTGTGTTTTCATACTAACTATTCTACCGCTTACGCGGTCGCAAGTCAAAGAGCAGTTTTGTGCAGGTTATGCACCGATTATCCCCCGTTTGTGAAGTTCGAAGAAGCATTTTGCAGTGGCATCAACATCGGCCAGCGCATCATGCGCTTGGGTTGGAATGCTCTTAAATAGGCACATATGAAGCTCTTCCAGCTTTGGCCACTTGGCTCCGCGTGGGCCGGGAAGATTGCAGAATTTTGTCGAGCTCATCATTGTGCAAATTTTTTCGATGTCGTGCATTTTTTCCAGTGCTTTTTGCTGGCTGATTCTGACCATTTCGGCCTGCACAACTTTCTTGTCGAATGACATATTGTGCGCGACGATCTTGGTGGTTACGTGGAGTGAAAGTTCCAGCATTTTCAGCGCGTATTTGATGCTCACACCGTCCTTTTCCAGCATCTCGCGCGTGATTCCATTTACTGCCTGCGCCTCCTTTTTCAGCTCGAATCCGTTCGGCTTGATCAGGTAGTTATGCTCCGCTATCTTCTTGCCCTCCGGAGTATAATGCTGCCAAGCTATTTGGATGATTCGTGGCCAGTTTTCCACCTCTTCTTTGGGGGCTTTCCAGTCAACTGGAAGCCCGTTTGTTTCTGTATCTAGGATTAAAATCATGTTTATTTTCAGGAAAACCACCCCCGTTTCCGAGGGTGGTATCCGTTCGGATTAAAGTTCTAGGTCGTCTATGTCGATTCCATCATCACTGGTTCCGCCTGAGTTTTTTTCAGTTGGATGTGGCGGTAGATTAAATTCAGGCTCTCCGGCTTTCGCTTCCATTTCAGCGTATTCGCTCGATTTCATGATTTTTTCCTGGATCCAGTCCGGAAGTCCGAGCGTATCAAGATTTTTGAAGTCGTCGATGGTCACTAGGATTTCTTTGCGTGGAATATAGGCAGGGTCAAGCTCCGGCATTTCGTCTTTTCCGAGTGGGGCTATCCCTACGATGTTTTGAAATACTTGGCCTTTGCTTTCGACTCCGTCCAGTTTGATGGAGAATGTTTTTCCCATGAAGGCTGTGACACTGAATTTCTGTAGCTCTTCTTCGGAGTATTCAGCGCTTCCTCTCATTCCGTCGATTATCTCTCTTAGTCCTGGCACTCCGTTTCGGCTTGGGTTCATGCTTAGGAAGTATGTCACGCTTTTGATTTTGGCAAATTTTACCCCGTCCATGTTTTCTTCCACTATGGTTGGGAGCTCAAATCCCAGCAGGATTTGCGGTGAGTACCATTCGCTGATCACGTCGCCTTTGACGTTTCTTTTGCAAAAATACTGGCTTCCGATTTGGATGATTTGGAAGAGGCGTGCTGGGTATGTTCCGTTTTCGATTGGGTTTGCGGCCTTAGTCATGCCGGCGTAGATTTCTTTTGTCATAAAATTGTTTTTAGATTTTTTTGATTTATTATTTAGCTTTTACTTCCGTGATTTTTACCCCGCTACCCTTGATTATCTTAATCTCAGGGTCGGCAGTTGCTTTGGCCACTTCCTCCATGGTCAGCACCCCTTTCAGGTTTGCTTTTTTGAGGTAGCTTTCAAGCTTCACTTTTCCCACTTTCAGAAATGGCAGGGCTCGCTCCATTCCCAGCGCCTCGATCACATTTGTTGCGCGGTATTCCTTGCTCTGCTTTCCGTAGTCGCGGGTCACTCTCCATTCCCGGATTTCGCCGGTCTCTTGGTCGGTGATCGAGTATTCAATCAGCTCGGTGTGCTCCCGGTCCATAATTTCGACCGTTCGCTCTTTGACCTTTTCTTTGACCTCCTTGGCGAAGCGCTCAAGGTTGCGCACAAATAGCAGGGCTTCCGCCGCTTTCTCCGGTGTGGAGAGGTAGAATCGAGTTTGCTTCTCAATGAGTTGCATTGCTTCGTCTTTCATATTATTCGTGCTTGGTCGCGGACTTGGCGATTGACGCCGAGAGCGGATCTTGCGGTTTAGTTTTATTAAGTTTCTTTTCCAATTTTCCGGCGTATGACTCCAGTGTCGCGATGTCCATGTTTTTCAGGATGCCATATTTTGCCTCGAATTGTTCCTGGGTGTTATTAAGCTTTCCCAATTGGTCGACTATCACTTCTCGCAGCATCTTCTTGGCGTCAGCTGTTTCGTCGGCTGCTCCGCTTTCCACCCAGTCTCGCAGGATTTTCCCTGTTTCCTCAGTGATCACGAATGGGTCTTTTCCCTCGAAGAGTCGCGTGTTGTCTTTGCTGGCCATTACTGTGTGCGAGTCGCGGTCGACATTGAAGTTGACTGTCAGCTCGTATTCAAATCCCTCACGCTGGATTTCCTTGATGCCCACCTTTTTCACTTTGCCGTCGGCGAACACTGTGTCCACCTTGTTTCGCACCGTCGTTATGATGTGGCAGTCGCTCGAGGTGATCGCATCGAGGAATCGTTGGTGTCTTGGGGTGGTCTCGCTCCATGCGCTCCAAGTATTCCCTCGGTATTTTGCTACCGCCAGCTTTTCATTCAGCTGTAGGCATCCGCCCTCTCCGTCCCATTCGTGGGTGGTGGAGTCGATGATTATTACGCTTACCCCTGCTTTTTCAAATGCGCGGATTGCTTCGATGTAGCTTTCCGGCGTGAATGGTGGTTTCAGTGTGATTATATTATATTTTCCAAAGTCTGAGTAAATGTCGCCTCGTCCATTCTCTGAGTCGATCATTCCTATTTTTTCCCATTCTCCCACCAGCCCTTTTGCGAGCAATAGTGAGGAGTATGTTTTCCCGCCACCCGAGGGTGATGAGAGCCCGATGCGGAGCTTCGATTGCGTCCGTTGGGCTGTTCTGATTTCCATCATAGCAATTTTTTTTAGATTATTTAGATTCGTTTTTTGTGATGTACACACGCACTGTTCGTCCTGCAAAATGAGGACTGTCCCCATTTATTCGGAATGTTTTTTTATTCTTTTTGCACCATACTATCAATTTTTCCAAATTTTCCATCTCAAGTCCATATGGCTCAAAAATGTGGATATGCGTTTTCCCATTCCATATTTTGCTTGGATGATCTACGCCCATATCAGTATGTGCATTGTCTCCATAAAAACCATTCCTTTCATCAGACATTTTGAAGCCTGATTTTTTATATGCTTTCAAGGTATTTTGTCTGAATAATGTTGCTATAATTCTTTCAGCATCATCGACGCTTAAATCTTTTATTTGATTCCACATCGTCTCAGCTATGTTTGCCATTATCGGACTTTTGAAATACCTATATTTTTCGTTCATGTTCCCACCTCCTTTCCTTGTATCGTCGCCTCCATGGCTGCCAATTTATTCCTCCAGTATAAAAACCTCGGCGAGTTTTTCAGTTGGTGGTATCTGCTCAGTGTGCGCGCCTGATGTAATTCTCCCGAACATTTTCCGCATACCACTTTTTGGGTAATCTGCGATGCGCATCCCTCCATTTTTTTCCCGCACAATGAGCACGGCTTTGATTTCTTTTCGAGCATTTTTTTGTTTGTTAATTACTTCCTTGATTATATTCTATCGCTCGCTAGTTGTCAAGCTTTTTTTACCAACCTTATGCGCATGCGTCGTATCCTATAAATTGGGCTCTTCTTGCCTCTATAATTTTCGCGGCATATGGCAAAACCTTGATGATATTTGGCTCATTCCCTAGTGTTCCTATCATTCCGGCTCGAAAAAATTCCTGCGGTGCATCTGTCCCGTTGCATAAATATAGCGGGTACTTTTTTGCTAATTTTTTTCTAAGCCTCTTTTTCATTGCTTTTTCCATCCTCATATTCAATGTCTATGGTCAAAAATCTTCCCTCGTCACTCTGTTTTGACACCAGTATTCTGATCTCTTTTATTGGTGTATTTTTGAGAACTTTTCTTGCGATTTCAGATCCTGGACTTTTGGGATATGGGCAGTTAATTCTTATGATATTCCTCATTGCTTTGGGATGAGCTCGATATTCCTCCACCCTCCGTCAGTGAAGCAAATCCAGCCTTTATTTTTTATCTCGCGGAGGTGTGCCGATACGGCCTGCTCACTTATCCCCAGTTTTTCCACAATCTCGCGCCGGGTTGGGGCAATTGGTTTTCCTTCAAATTTTAAGTTGTCTTCGATGTAGCCGGCCACATAGGCATATACCTCACGCTGTTTTTCCGATAGGGGTCTTTTGACCCATTCTTTTTCTTCCATGGTTGTTTTTAATTAGTTTTTTATGCTCCGTTGATGTGATCCACGATCCGTCGTGGAAAACCATTTTTTGGCTGTTTTTAAATCCTCCCACATACTTCTTGCATCCTGGGCAGACTAGTCGAGTGAATTCGATGTCGTGTACCTTTGTTGCCTCCACGTTACAGCAATCAGTTTTTCCATTCATTTTGCGCACCTCCTTTCCACTTCAGCATTTATCTCTTCCATTAAAATTTTGGCTTGTTTTTCTGCGACCTCTTTGCATATTCTGTCTTTTTCTTCCGGCGATGCTTCTTTGTATTCTTCGAATGCTTCGACTTCCATTTTATAAAATCTCGGGCTGAGCTCTCGCAAAATCATCGTTGTTGAAAATTTTTCTAGTGCCTCGATCTCTTTTTCTAATTTTTTTATTTCGCTCATTTTTTTATCGTTGTTACTCCAATGTTTATTCTCTTGATGTATAAATCCCACACTTTTTGCATAACTTCCCTTTTCTTTTTGGCGACTTTTGTCATGGGTCTTTTTTCCCCACTCCTGCAAAAATAGCAAAGGAATCCGTTTTTATTTATCCACGTTCCAAACCTCCTTTCGTTTGCCTGCTGGTTTACGTGAACATCTCCGCATTTTTTGCATTTTCTCAATCTTCCCGTTCCCCTTTCCAACATTCTCGCAAGATTGTGGCTAGTACTTTCCAACATGTCCATCTCTTCATCCCCTATGGATAGTTTTTTGTCGGTTAGGCTAAAAATTGCTTTAGCATTGTATTCGTTTTCCAGGTCTCTTTTATGGGATCCGTTTATTGATCCCCTTGACCCGCGTCTATGTATCATCCTTCACACCTCCTTTCCAAGTCTCGCTCTATGGCGAATAGTTGCTGTCGTCCCATCTTATGAAATCCTGCCGTCTTATATCCGAGTTTCTTGGCCAAGGCGATCACGTCTCTTTTTATGACCGCCTTGGACCCGTAGTCCTTGGCACCGATGCCGTTGATTCTGTCGTATTCGGCTTTCACTTGTTCGTCGGTTCGTGTATCCATTTTTTTATAGTATTTCGTAGTTTATGGTTTGGCGCCCGAAGTTGATCGCGGCGTCGTAGCTCTCCATGTAGATATCAAAGTCTTCGCATCCGTAGCGTGAGTTCATCCGATCCTCTACCACCTTTGTTTTTCCGTTGACTTTGATTTTGGTTCCGAAGTCCAGGCAGTTGTTGGCGATTGCGCCCTCGTATACCTTTTTTCCGGATGCCATTGTGAATGGGTCGGCGTCTGTCTGCCCGATTTCAGCGTTGTAGGCGCTAAAACTTCCCTCCTTGGCTTCAGATTCTGCGGTCTGCGGGGCTTTGACCTCTTTTGGGGTGTCAGTGCTCGCTTGAGCGTGCTGTACCTCTATGGTGATGGTTTTGGTGCCGAATAGGTCTTTGCTGTGTTCGTAGGCGTAGGTGTATCCCCAGCCTCCAGCCACTCCCCATCCAAAAATCCAAATTATCGCGTACCATCCGAATCTCTCTGTCCATGTCTCTTTTCTAAATTTCCCCTCTTTGTCCTTTTTTGGCTGTTGAGCCAGTTCTGCTTTTGCGTCTGCGATCTTCATGTCTAGCGTTTTTTGTGCTTTCATATTTTTGTTTTTGTGGGTTTCACCCTAACCCTTTGATTAGTTAGTTCACCCGTTTTTCCTTTGGATCCTTGCCAGCGTGCCGCACACTCGTCGTTTCCCCGCCCGTAGGCTTTCTGTTGGTTGGTGTCGTGCATCCCAGCTCAGTTCCTCAGTATTTCTAGTATACTCCTAGCGAGCGGATTTGTCAAGTGTTTTTTACCAACGGCAGGGGATAACTTTTCGCAACAAAAAAAGCCCCCAGTACAGGGGCTTTTTCTAAATTGGGAAAGAACTCTTAATATCCGGCTTTGGCCTCTTCAATCTTAATGTCTTTGTGGATTGTTCCAATGAAAGACAATATCAATCCAGCGATTTTAAGGGCGTTATCCAAGACAGTCGCAACTTGCTCCGATGTGAAATATAGGGCGATTCCGACGGATCCAAGTGCTATCAATACAAGCCCGATATAGGTCTTGTAGCCGTCTATAAATTCTAGAAATTTTTGCATATTTTTGTGCTTTTTATGAATTAACAATTTTTTTAATCTGCTCAATTTTATCGACCAACGCTTGCTTTTCTGACGAGCATTGCGCTATTTGAGCTTCCAGTGTTTTGTTTTTACTTAGCTCTTCCTCAAAAAGTTCCTTATAATCAATCATTTCCACTTCCTTTGGTTTTCCGTATTTTTTCATGGTCTTGATGTCCATTGTGGTTGTGTTCAGGTCGACATTTCCAGTTATGCCGTCAACGCTCCCTCTCGAACTGAATTGCCATATGGCGTAAAATTTCCACTCATCCGTGTTTGGTATTTCATTCGGCTCAGCGATGGCATCGTTGTCGCCGTATTTAGCAATCCATAGACCATAGCTGGCCTTGGCTATTTCGGTGAAATCGATCGCTTTTATTCTCGCCTCATTGGAATAAAACATCGGCTTGAATCCCACTTTTTCGGTCACATAGTCCAGCCACTTTTTGCACCACTCCGCTGGATTGGCGATGTCTATCTCAAAATCCAGGACTAGGAATTCGCCCTCTTGGATGTCTCCGACTGTTTTCAAAAAGTGATCAGCTTCTTTTTTGTAATCACTGCCATTGGCAAAATGATAAAATCCGCAAAGCAACCCCTCTTTTCGGGCTTCTTTTTTATTTTGCGCGAATTTGCTGTCCACCATAGCTGTGCCTTGACTGGCTTTCATAATGGCCACGTCAACGCCGGACTTTTCGACTTTGTCCCAATTTATGGTTCCCTGCCAATGTGAGATATCAATTATTTTCATTTCTTTATTGTGCATTCTCCGCGCTGAGCCATTCGGTCCCAACATCTCGGCTCAATGTGGATATGCTTTATTAAAATTATAAAACCCGCAATTATGCACACGACTCCGGTGCAAAATAGGGCGATTGCAATTTGCTCCATTTTTTTGAATCCGTTGTATTTACGAATAGGCGTTTTTTAAGAATTATTGGTGCTGGGCTTTATAGGGCGCCCAGCGTGTACCCGTTACACAGTGATGATGGTCACTGCGCCTCATGCACCGGAAGCAATCGGTTGGTTGTTCCGGGTCGGGGCAGACATACCGTGCAATTTTGCGGTTGTTTTTTGTATGTGCCCGAGTTGATTGCGGTGCGCTGTCCGTCTGTTGGAATTATCCATTCGCCGAAACGACGCACTCTTCCACATTCGCAGATGATTATCAAAGGTCTCATTTTGTATCCTCCCTGTTTTGTTTGAGATTTTTGAATCGTCCGTCTTTGGTCATGTGGCATCGCCTGCATAACCATTCCCAGTTTTTTACTTCTCTATTATAAATTCCTTTGTTTGCTAGGTCTTTTGGTGGTACTTTTCCGCAACATTGGCACAGTTTAGTTTTCGGAAATACTTTTTTTACCCATGTATGGAGTGCAGCATATCCGACCTCATCTCCTTTCCATGCGTGTGATTTTTCCCCGCTTTGGGATGTTCGTATTTTTTCCTTTGTTGATTCAGATCTGGGCTTTCCTTTATGTGAGCAACTCTGACATAATCCCTGCTTGCTCACATATTTCCAAATCATGTGATCGCAGTTTTTACACTTGATTTTTGGACGGATTCTAATTTCCATAGTTTTTTATTAGGGTTATGGCCTAATTATACTATGCCGAGGATTATCCGTCAATGAGTGCTATTCAGTCCCCTGGGGACAACGGGGAGAAAAGAAACGGGGAAATTGCTCAAAACCCCATAAAATCCCCGTCATCCCAGGAAACTCAATGACTATTTTTTGTTAAGAACTTCGGTCAAAATCTTCACTATTGTCTCATTTTGTCCCTCTAATTTTGCCATCCGATTGTCGATTGATCGGGAGTATTTCTCAATATGCTTAAAATCGTTTCTTTGGAAAAATTCGAATGTTTTGCTTATGGTTTGAATTTCATCTTTTATTTCGATAAAAACCTCATCGATGCGGTTGTGCTTATATTTGCAGGCAGTTTTTTGATTTTCTAGTTCGTCCGCCGCATCGTCTGCAATTTTTTTGGCCAGCACGCTTGGCTTTTGTAGGAAAATATACCCACCGATAATCATGGCCAAAAACTGGCCAACTGATAACGATATTAAGATGTATTCGTAAGTTTGCATTTTAGTGGAAAATTATCGCTAAAATTTGAATAATCAGCACCGTTCCAGCCCCCAGCAAATACCAGATAGCTCGACTTCTATCCTCGTATGCCTGCAATGGCGCAAATCTTTTGGCTTCTTTTTTGTTCATATTAGTGTATGAAATTTAGAATAAATTCCCCCGGATTGGCAGGTGATAATTTTATAAACGCTACGGTTCTATATGGCGGCTCGTTGTTTGACGAATTGGCGGAAGTTGCAGCATTGTCGGTCGTAATATTGACAGAGGTCGAAGTTATGGCGTGGGTGGTTCCTTGCGTTGTGGTGGTGACGCCACCGCCTCCCATTGATTCGGCTGTCAATCCACTATGGCTTATTGATGTGCTGTGCGAGTGAGAAATCACATGATTGTGGTTTTGACTAGCGTGGGTGTGTTCATTCGATCCGCCAGTATTTCCAACCTCTCCGAGTGTCGCGGTAAGTTTCAAGTGTCTTCCTCGCATGTCGACGGTTCCTTTTTTCCCATCACACAATATCCATCCTCTAGGGATATTTGCTAGCGTCCCAAGCCATAAAGCGATAATACTACTTGGGCTGGATATTTCGCCCGAAGCTTTTATAGCGATGAGTTTTGTATAGGCAGGTTCAACTGTTTCACTTGTTGTAAGTGAAACGTTGTTGGTTGTCGCATTCGTAGCCGAAGCTGGCAAAGCGATTGAATGGGTATGCGGCATTGTGACTGGACCAGAACCACCGTTTCCATTTCCTGCCAATGAGCTTTGTGCTCTGGAAGTTGCGGCTGCGTGAGTATGGGTAGTTGCATGTGTATGGGATAGTGGATGGATGTTTGTCGTTGATCCACCAGTCCCCCCAGCATTTCCTCCGGCCGCAGCCCCTTTTATAAATTTGTCAACTAAATTAGGTGTCCCATTCGCGCCGTCACAAGCATAAAAATTACTTGGGACCGCTCTATCTGTTAATGCAACAACGCCATCCGGCAAGGATGATACGGATGTTGTTGGAGTGATAAAAATAACATCGTAATAAGGGGGATTGTTTGAAACAGCGGCATAAGAGGCCGTCGCAGTATTGAATGAAAATCCGGAAACAGCACCCGAAGTATAGTTTGCATGGGTGTGGTTATATGGTGAGCTATCAGTTCCGCTTCCGACACCAGCTTGGCCACCAGCGCCAGCGCCTACCGTTATTGTGTGGGTATGCGCCGAAGTCACGGTGTGGGTGTGATCTGCCGTAGTGTGGGTATGCGTCGCGTTTCCACCTGTCACATTTGGGTTTGTGGCGTCTGCCGTCCCTTTTGGATATCTATCATCCATATCAGTAACCCGCGACCACCCCGCTGGGATGCTCGCGTTAGTTCCTGACCAAATAAAGATAATTCCGTTTGTTAAAATCATAAATTCGGCATGGCTACAGTGCCATCGTATGTGTTAGCCCCCGTGATTATAAAACCTATGATATCGCGCTTATTTGCCCCTGAAAGTACAGGAGTTATTCCGTCTGTCCATTTTATAGTCGTGAACCATGTTACTGTGCGACCACCTACTGCGTCCTGTGTTAATTCAATTTGGAAGAATTGTCCCGGAGTTCCATTTGATAGCGCAATCGTGATATTCCCGGCTGGCATTTGGATTTTATGTCTGTTTGAAACGGCAAGATCGAGCGTCACTGTTTCGGCAGCGGCTGGGGTATACGCCACGCTCACTGGCCCTTTGTGAATTCCTGCTTGGGTGTGCTCTTCAAGCCAAAGGTCTACAAATCCATTGAAATATTCCGCCGTCATCATTGTTTCCCAAGGCGTTCCATTGGCATGTTCGCGCCCTACTCCGCCATTCAAATTGGAGACATCGCGCACTAATCCCGATACGGTTCCTGCTCCGGCGTCTCGCGTATCGTAATAGAGGTGCTCTTCTTCAGCAGTTGCAGCATTGAGCACTATAATTCCTGGTGCATTGGCCGGTACTGGGGTTAAATGGAGTGACGAAACCTCAGCCACCGTCAGGGTTGCTGTAATTGTTCCGAGTTCGTTATTAGCTGCTTTGATGACCTTGTCCATATGGTTGTTTTATTTCTTAATTATAACACATTTTAAATCACATTGCTTGAATCAAATACCTCCTGCGGAAGCATCAGCGCTTCGCCACGCATTGACACGAGAATAAAATCTGTAGTCGCATCGTTTTTGCTGATTTCATACTGCAATGAATTGGCTATTTCATATATTTCTTTGCGGAATGTTTTATCTAAATCGGATGCGCTGGCTGATTCTCCGAGTTTTGCACCGAACAAGAATGTCCCCCAACGCTTGATTCCAAACCCACCGCGAATCACGCTCGAGAATGAGCGTTCGTCAAAGGTGGTGGCACCATTAAGAATTGTTTTCAGTTTTATGGTTCCGGCCACGCGGAATATTCGGAGGTCGCACCATTTCCATAGCTTGCTTTGGCCAGAATTTCCAAGGTCTTCATTGCGGGTGCGAATCACGGAATAAATCACGGATCCGTCGTAATTCACGAGTTTGCCCTCAACATTAAATTCAAACACGGCACCCGTGTCGCTCGATCCGCAAAATAGTCGTTGTTTTCCGTCTTTGCCGTCATACAATATGAAACTCTTAATGTGGCAATCTGCGCCGTCCCATGTGCCCAAAAATGAGAGATATTTGCGGTCGTAAATGATGACGCGTTCGTTTTTAGTGCTTCCTGTCGGCGTGTATGCCAAAATATAGCGCCCTTGAAAATACGCCGCTTCCGCTTGAAATAGGTAGTCAGGGTCAATATCTTCGAATAATTCTTGCGTGCGTCCCTCAGATAGTGAGGATGTTCGGATGGCCGAGGAAAAATTCGGCTCATATCCAAGCACGCGGAGTTTGCGCTCCGAGTCGATGAATGCGACGTCGTTTTCCATGACCACTACGGATCCTGGCGCTCCGCATCCGACGTATGTGATAATTTCGCCAATTACGGCATCACCGGTTGTGGCCGAGAATGTGAAGTTATGGACTGAGCGCTCTTTAAGCACAATGATTTTTGCCTCAAACGGTGCAAAACCGTTCACGCCTTTGTCATTGTCCCCCGGACGGACGTCAACCCAACCGCCATTGTGTGCGGGGCTGAATGATTCGTACCTTTCGCCAGTTCCTGAAAAATAGAGGCGATGCGGTGAGTTTATGTCTCCCGCTCCAACTAGTGATCCTCGGAGCTGCTCCCACATCGTCAGGCTTGGACCGTCTGTGCTGTCTCCCTCGGGTGGTAGCCATATTTGCGGTGTGTCGCTTCCGATGTCGTCATAGGTCACTGTGGCGCCTGAGGCGGGCTGATCAATGTACTTCATCAGAGTGATTCCCATGCCAGTCAATTTTCGGCCGTAGATATTGTATCCCACCACCTGAGATTCGGTTCGGCGGGTGAATGTGATTCGGTTTTTATTTGTCGTATCGAGCACGGCGTTTCCAGTGGATAAGTCAAGCTGTGCGCTCGGCAATGATTCTCCTTTGTCGGTTACGGTTGTGATCAGGTATGAATATGATGTCGTGCCAGCTGCTCCAACGACTGCAATTCCACCTCCAGCGGGCGCTGCTATGGCGGCAAAAGTGGCGGCGATTGTGCCATTATACCGCGTAAAATTATCAACGCCGTTTCCAAAATACAAATTTCCCCGAAGTTTTACGCCTCGAGTTCGCAGTCCGCTTGTAAAATCTCCGCCCGTGACTAAATCCCAATCTTCAGTGAGTGGGTTGTATTTTCGTAGTTTTCCTGCGCTTATACCAAGTATGTCATTTGCTTCCCCCTCTTTGTATTGGAATAGCCCATCCACTGAATTTCCATCTAGCGAATTTCCAAGTTTTTCCCCTCCGCGTCTTGGCCGTGCGCTTCTTTTTCCGTAAAGTTCGAAGTTATTGGCCTGTTCAAGCTCGTTTCCCTTAAGTTCTGTGGCCAGCGCAAAATTATTGACCCCCAAATTGAAACCGTCAAAAATCCAGTCTTTGGCTGGTAGATTTGAACCTCCTGAAAGTGGGGATGTTTGTTTCATTTATGTTATCGGATTCCGCTCGATGTGCGACGAAAACCGCGCCATCTGAGAGGATGCTCCATTTTACGAGGATTCATTTTATTGCGTTCCGACTGTTGGAAAGACGCCTTATTCAGGAGCCTTTCGTACATATTGTACAGACGGTTGCCTTGTGCATCCAGGTATCGCGCCCATTGAACATAGGCAGCGGCTAGAGTTCCGATGGCTTTTGAAAAATTGTCAGGGATTGGGAATCCGACTGTGTCAGCCACGTCTGTGATTCTTGCTGGGATGTAATAATATCGAATATTGATCGCGTCTCCAGTTGTAGTGATTCCGCCCACAAAGCACACCTCATTCGTTTCCTCGTCGATATAGAAAAACTTTCCGGATGCTGAGTGTCTTTGTTCATAGTCTATCGGCAAAAATGGTGCGTTTGATTCTGAATCGTCTCCTATCTGAATTTCCTTTATTCCACCCGGTTTTCGCATATCGGTGATTGTGGCGAGGCTATATTTTTGAGTTCCGGCCACAGTTTGCAGGGATGAGTCTTTTTTGCTCAAAAATGGCCATTTCCTTTCCTGTGCAAAAGCCACCACAGCGTCATTGTAGTGTTTTATACGATTTGGTGTTTGATTTGCGCTTGTTTCCCCGAGTTCCTTGGAAAGGTCTCCGAGTCCAGCGATGAGTTGTATGGCCATATTTTTTTGGTTATGTCTTAATTATAACACTATCCGCGCCCTCTATAAAAGCTTTGTGATAATTTGAGTCCAGTTCCCGGTGCTCTACCTCCCGAACCTGCCACCATTGCCTTTGCTTTAGCCACATTTGTGCCTGCCATTGGATTTCCTGGCGCTCCATTGAAAATTTGAGCGAGAGAAAGTGGCTCGACCTGGAATGTCCGAGTCGACAGCTTTGTGTCTGCTTGCGCTGGCTTGTTGATTTTTAGTTCAGTGCCATTCTTTTTTGGAGTGCTATCGATTTTTTGTGATCCTCCCACTTTCGGGATATTTTTCAGAGCCGTCACGAGTGCGGATACTGATTTTTTCCTTGCTCCGCTGGATCCGCCGGATGCAATGGCCTGATTTTCGCCATTCTGGCCAAGCTTCACTTTTTTCAGGGCTGTGCGCTCTCCGCTGGTGATAAATCCGCCTTTATACATTTCATCCACGACTGCGTTGGATACCATCATTTTCCCGCTTATTGATGATCGGCGACCATTCACAAGCGCCCGCACCACTGAGTTGTGGTCCAGGTTGGCTGATCGCATTTCTTCGGTCAGATATTGCGCCACGGCTGATGTCGGTTGGCTGGCCATATAGTCGTATTCGACGTCGTGCTCATCCAATCCCATTGCTTTGAAAATTTCAGGCTTAACTTCGTCCGGGATGTCTTTGTAAGTGGCTGTGCCCTCCATAATGTTGCGCGCCACTGTTGCTTTGTCGGTCAGATGGGTGTATTTTCTGATTCCGGTCTCTTTATTCTCGCCGATATATTTTTCGAGGTCGTATGCAAAAATGTAATTTCCCGCGTCTCCAAGCGCTTTCAATTCTTCGGATTTTCCCTCTAAATCGCCAAGTTTTCCGCCATTGGTTAGTTGCTCTTTGGCCTGCTTTTTGAGGCTATTAGCTCTTTTTTCCTCAGTCATTCCGTCGTAGCGTTCTTTTGCTTGCGGATTTTCTTCGGATGTTCGGACCGGGGAAAAAGCATTGATAATGTTATTGTTATTCAGGATTTCGTTTCCGAATTCGTCGGTTCTCGCCATTGTGTTGTCGGAAAGTCCGGGAATGTTTTGCATCAACATTTGCACCTGCTTGTCAATAAATCCTGATTTTGGGTCTACTTTTCTTTGGACGTCGTCAGTTATTCTCGCAAGCCAGCCACTCAATGCGCGGTATGGCACGAGTTGTTGTGGATAATTTCCAAACAATCGAGCTATCCCACTTTCGCCACCTTTGGCCGCGCTCAACAAATCCCCGATGCTTTTTGCATAGGATTGGTCTGATAAGAATGTTCCGTATTTTGCTACGGCGGTCACTATTTGGTCAAACGTTCCATCGTCCAATTTTGCATTTTTCTGCGTGTCTTCAATCGCAGCTACCATTGCCAGTGAGAATGAAAGTCCCGGTGGAAGCTTTTGGTATGAATACCAAGTGTCCCCAAGCTTCACGGAGTATGGCTGTAATCCTGCTGCGCGGAAAGCATTCCTTTCTTTTTCATTGATTGGTTCTGCCCATGTAAGGCGCCCTGATCCACTCAGCATTGCTGCTCCGGCAAAAATTGATGATCCGATTGCTGCTTTTGCGAGTTGATCGACTTTATTTCCTGCGCCATAAACTGTTGCAAATCCGACCGGTGAGTATTCCAGCCCTTGTTTGAATATGTTGGTTGGAGTTTTAATGAATGGCACTGTCCATTTTGCTATATTTCGGATGATTCCGTTTTTGCTGTTTCGGGCTTTCATAACCATTCCTGTCACGGTGTCTACGGCATCCAAAAGCGTCCCTTGGCCGTC